TGCTGATTGGCTAGCAGAAAAAGCAGAAAAATATAATCTAACTAAAATGGCTATGGATAGCTATAGATATACTTTGTTAGCTAAAGCTCTTAAATTAGTTGGCTTTGATTGCGATAAGAAAGAAGCTAATAATATTAAATTAATTAGACCAAGTGACCAGATGTTAATATATCCAGTTCTAAATAGTGAATTTACAAATCATAATATCATATGGGGAGATAATCCTCTTATGAGATGGTATACAAATAATGCATGCTTAAAACCTGAAAAGTATAATAATTATACATTTGGGAAGATAGAACCTAAAAGCCGTAAAACAGATGGATTTATGGCCTTTATAGCAGCACTATGCATTAGTAATGATTTAGAAGATAGTGACGAAGGTATAGGTATAGATGATTTAGACTTAGGTGTTTACACGTATTAGAAGCTTTAGAAATAAGGCTTTTTATTTTGCCCTGGAAGGGGGTGATAATTTGAAAATAATAGAGTTTATAAGAGATTTCTTTGGTTCCAAAAGCAATATTATGCTTAATGAAAAGCTTGGAGAAGTAGTAGCACAAATAGCTGTTGAGGAATTTGCAGTACAAACCGCAGTTAACTTAATAGCAGGTTCTATATCTAAATGTGAGTTTAAAACTTATTACAGAAATAAAGAAGTGAAGCAGGATGAGTATTATCTATGGAATGTAGAGCCTAATCAAAATCAGAATTCTAGTGAATTTATTCAGGAGCTAGTTTCTAAATTATTAAAAAATAATGAGTGTTTGATAGTTGAATATAACAATAAATTAATAATTGCAGATTCCTTCTTTCAAAAAGAATATGCTTTGGTTGAAAATATATTTGAAAATGTTACTAGAAAGGATTTCACTTTTAATTGTAGTTTTAGAATGAGTGAAGTCCTTTATTTTAAGCTAAACAATGAAGATATTAGAATACTATTATCTAACCTCATGAGTGGATACAATAAGTTACTTGATTTAGCAGTAGGAAAGTATAAACGTAGTGGAGGAAGAAAAGGAGTAGTAAGACTAGATTCGATAGCTAGAGGTACAGAAGAAAAAAAGCAAGCTATAGAAGATCTCTTTACAAAGAAATTCAAAACATACTTTGAAAGTGAAAATGCAATAGTTGATTTACCTAAAGGGGTTGAATATGACGAGAAGAATGGTGATGGAAATAAGAAATCAACATCAGAAATTGTAGATATACAGAATTTAATTAAAGAAGCTTTTGAAAGAGCAGCTCAAGCTTATAAAATACCTCCTGCCCTATTAAGGGGTGATATTGCAGATGTAGAAAAGATAACAGAGAACTTTTTAACCTTTTGTATAGATCCTTTGGTAGATATGATATGCGAGGAGATTAATAGAAAGAGAACAGGAAAGGTAGAGTTCTTAAAGGGCACTAAGATAAAAATTGACACTACTCATATAAAGCATATAGATATATTCGCTATAGCTGAGAAGATAGATAAACTAATTTCTTCTGGAGCATTTAGTATTGATGAATTAAGAGAAAAGTTTGGAGAAATATTATTAGAAACTGATTGGAGTGATAAGCATTGGATAACAAAGAACTATTCAGAAATTACAAAGATAGATTCGGGTGGAGGTGATAATAATGAGTAAACCAATGTGGGTAGTTAAACAAAAGGCAGAATCAAATACATTAGATATATATCTATATGATGATATCGAAGGTGATACGAAAGATTGGTGGACCGATGAGGTAATAGAAAGCAATACATCAGCTAACCATGTAAAACAGATACTAGAAGATGCTGGAGATGTATCACAAATTAATCTATATATTAATTCTTACGGAGGAAGTGTAAAAGAGGGATTAGGTATTTATAATCAGCTAAAGAGAAAGTCTGGCCAAAAGACAGCGTATATAGATGGATTTGCATGTTCTATAGCCAGTGTAATTGCTATGGCTTGCGATAAAGTTGTTATGGGTACTAATTCATTAATGATGATACATCATGCAAGTATGGGTGTATATGGTAATGCTGAAGAATTAAGAAAAGCCGCTACAGATGTAGAAGTAATAGACCAAGCAAGTTGTTCTAGTTACTTGGCTAAAGCAGGAAATAAGTTGACTGAAGAAACTCTAACACAACTTTTGGATAATCAAACATGGCTAAATGCAAAGCAATGTATTGAATATGGACTAGCTGATGTAATAGCCGGAGAAGATAATAACAATATTAAAGAAGCTCAACAAAGATTTGAAAAAAGTATAAAGCAAATGATTGAAAAAAGGAAACCAGAGCAAGAAGTACCAGAAGAATTTAATCAGCAAAAGACTAATGCTGAGAAATTAATGCAAATATTTAAAAAGAAAGAGGTAATGTAAAATGAAAAACAAAGACTTATTAAGACAAGAGTTATTAAACAATCTAAGTGCTGCTATGAAGAGTGAGGATGAAAATTCAATAGTTCAAGCATTTACGGACTTTGCAGATTCAGTTCAACAATCAGTACTTGAAGATGTAAGGGAATATCAACAAAGTGCGGATGCAACTATTCTATCTAAGAGAGGAGTTCATCAGCTAACAACACAAGAAACTAAATTTTATCAAGGTGTTATTAATGCTATGAAATCAAATGATGTTAGACAAGCGTTTGTAGGACTTAATAATGCTTTCCCTGAAACTGTAATTGACAATGTAATAGCAGATATTAAGGAGCAGCATCCACTTTTATCTATGATTAATTTTCTAAATACAACTGTATTAACAAAGATAGTTGTTAATAAAAAGGGAATGCAATTAGCACAATGGGGAGCCTTAGGATCTGCAATAACAAAAGAACTTGAAGGAGCAATAGGTAAAATAGATTTAACACTTTGTAAATTAAGCGCATTCATGCCTATTTCAAAGGATATGCTTGAAGTAGGGCCAGAATGGATTGATGCCTATGTAAGAGGAACACTAAGCGAAGCCATAGCATTAGCTTTAGAAACTGCAATAATTACTGGCACTGGAAACAATGAACCTATTGGAATGGATAGAGATGTATCTGATAATGTTACTATAACTGGGGGCATATATCCTAAAAAGCAAGAGATTAAAATAATAGACTTATCTCCTAAAACATACGGTGCTTTATTGAGTACATTAGCTGAAGGTCCTAATGGAAAGTCAAGACCAGTTAATGAAGTTATTTTAGTCATAAACCCAAAAGATTACTTTACGAAGGTAATGCCAGCAACAACTATAAGAGGAGCTGATGGAACTTATAAGAATAATGTATTCCCATTTCCAACAACACCTATACAATCATGTGGAGTAGATGCAGGAAAAGCTATAATAGGATTACCTGAAAAATACTTTATGGGAATTGGTGCTGGAACTAATGGGGGTAAAATTGAATACTCAGATGAATTTAGATTTTTAGATGATGAAAGAGTTTATTTAACTAAGCTATATGGAAATGGTAGAGCAGTAGATAATAATGCATTCATATTATTAGATATATCTAATTTAGAAGAAGCAACAGTAGCGGTAAAAGTTAAAGGCACTGTATCAACTAAAGAACAGCCTTAGTAATGAGGTGATAGAATGGCAGTAAATATATCAATAGGAGATTTAAAAGCATTATTAGAAGATGTAAAATGTTATTTGCATATAACCTGGGAAGATGAAAATACAAATAAAAATCTTACTGGCATGATTAAAAGAGGAGTGGCATATTTGCAAGATGTAGCAGGTGTGCCATTCCTTGATTTTATAGAAGAAGATATTGAAAGAAGCCTACTTCTAGATTATTGCAGATATGCTAATTCACAAGCTTTAGAAATGTTTGAGAAGAATTTTCAAAGTGATTTGTTATCATTGCATTTTAAATACCAAGCTAAAAATATTTAAGGAGTTAATTTATAAATGAAAATTAAAGCTAATAACATTGAATTTATAAGTTTTTCTGGCGGAGTATGTGATATTTATTATGAAGATGATGAAGGAGTGAAAAGTTATAAATATAAAGATATAGGATATGATAATAGAATTTTAGGATTTAGAAGACATTTTGCTGCTAAAAAAGTCAATGTAAATATCAACAAAGTTATAAGAATACCATTAGTAGAAGGTATAGACAATTATGATAAAGTTGAAATCAAGAATATAGGTAAGTATGATATAGAGTTATCACAAATAATTTATGATACTAATCCTCCATGCATAGATTTAACACTTAAAGAAATGTATTAATAAAAGTAGGTGATCTAATTGAATGATAATGAAATAATGCTTACAGGAATGGATGAATTACTTAATAAAATAGAGAAATTAGGTAAAGAAGGCATGATAATAGAAAAACAAGCACTTAAAAAGGCTGGAGAAGTGATGAAAGCAGAAGCTAAAAGTGAAGCGCCTAGAGACAAGGGAAACCTCGTAGATAGTATTAAGGTTAGTTCAGTTAAAAAGAAAAATAGTACTCATTATGTATGGGTTGGGGATGTTGATCGCAAAGCAGAATATGGATGGTATCATGAGTTTGGTACAAGTAAATTGCCAGCTAATCCATGGCTATCCAGGGCATGTGATAAAGCTAAAAATGAAGTAATAGAAACTATAAAAAATGAAATGAAGAGAGGATTAGGCCTGTGAATATAAATGACTTAATATCACAAACTCTAGAACCTCTTAATATACCAGTAAAACATTTTAAATATATAGGGAAAAATACTACATTTATTGTTTTCCAAGAGTACCTCGAACAAGGTGAAAGCTATTCAGAGGATGAAGAGGAATTAACAGGACATTATATTCAAGTTAATATATTTTCAAAAACTGATTATACAAGCTTAGTTAAAGAAGTTAAAACTAGGCTTATTGGTGTTGGATTTAAAAGACAAAATGAATATGAAATATATGAAAATGATACAGGGTTTTACAATAGAATATTAAGGTTTTATTATGAGGAGGTAATATAAATGGCAAGACAAATAGGGTTAAAAGATATATACATTGCAGTGCTAACAAAGGATGATAGTACTGGAGCGACATATGAAACACCTGAAAAATTAGAAAGGTCTATAATGGCTAAATTAGCACCAAAGTCAAGTGCAGAGAAGCTTTATTCCGATGATAATGTAGAAGAAGTTTTAAATAGCTTTGACGCAATAGACGTAGAAACAGAATTAAATCAATTATCTTTGAAATCTAGAGCAAAAATTCAAGGCGCAAAAGTTGTAAAAGGTGTACTTGTAGAAAATAAAAATGATATACCACCAACAATAGCTTTAGGATTTAAATCTAAAAAAACCAATGGAAAGTATAGATATATTTGGCTGCTTAAAGGTAGCTTTGAATTGACAGAGGATGAATACGAAACAGCAAGTGATAAGCCGAAGCCACAAACATCTAAGCTAAAAGCAACATTCTACGCTAGGGATTTTGATGGAAACTATAGATTTATCGCTGATGAAGATGAAACTGGAGTTGATAAAACGATAATTGATGATTGGTTTACTAAAGTGCCGGAAGCACCAGTTCCAACACCTTAATTGTACATGGAAGTTTTAAAGCAGAGTTGCATTGCAGTTCTGCTTTTTAGATTTAATTAAAGATGGGAGATATTAGAATGGTTAAAGGTAAAGATATACGAAATAAAGGGATTAAAATAAATTTAGATAGAGAAAGAACTTTGAATTTTGATTTAAATGCATTTTGTGAATTAGAAGAAATTTTTGGAGATATAAACAAAGCATTTAATGCCTTAGACAGTGGTAGTATGAAAGCTATTAGAGGTCTTTTATTTGCTGGATTAAAAACAGATGATGAAACTCTTACAATTAAGAAAGTAGGTAGCATGATAACTATGGATAATATAGGTGAAATATCTAATATTATAGGTAATACATTGGGTGCTGCTATGCCAGAAATTGAAGAAGTTAGTGAAGACGAGGATGAAAAAGAAAAAAACTAGAAGGCCATGGCAATTCTAAAGGATGGGATTGGCCATGGTTATTTTTCATTGGAACAAATTTACTTCAAATGAGTGAATATGAATTTTGGAGATGTACTCCAAAAAAGTTATTCGCAATATGGGATCTTTATAAGGAAAGTAAAGGCATTAAAGACGAAAAAGAAGAGACTGGATATATAGATGAATTAAATATATAGGACATTAGACACTCATTTTATGAGTGTTTTTTATTTTGCAGAAAGGAGGTAATATATGGCTACGGTAGGAGATTTAAGAGTTAATATTAGTACTAATACTAGTTCATTTAATAGAGGCATGCAAGATGTAAATAGGCAACTAAAAGTGGCACAAGCAGAGTTTAGGAACGCTAGTAGTAGCTTAAAGGATTTTGGTAAAGGAACTGATGGGTTAAGGGTTAAGTCGGATTATCTAACTAAAAGTGTAGATTTGCAAAAGCAGAAAGTACAAGCTTTAAAGGAACAATATGCAAAATCTAAAGCTGAAACTGGAGAAAACTCTAAAGAAACTCAAAATCTAGCTGTACAGTATAATAATGCCCAGGCAAAGTTAAATAATCTAGAGAGAGATTTAAAGAAAACTAATGATACATTGAAGCTACAAACCAATGCCTTTACAAAATTAGGTGATGCATTAACCTCAGCTGGAAAGAAAATGCAAGCAGTAGGCGACAAAATGACCAGTATGGGTAAAAGTTTGTCTGCTAAAGTTACTGCACCAATTATTGGAATAGGTACTGCAGCAGCCAAAATGAGTATGGATTTTGAGGATAGTTTAGCAAAAGTTAGCACTATAGCAGATACTACCCAAGTACCAATGGTTGATTTAAGAAAAGAAATATTAAAACTTTCAAATGATACTGGTATAGCAAGCAGTGAGATAGCCAATAACGTATATGATGCTATATCGGCTGGACAAAAGACAGGTGACGCAGTTAACTTCGTAAGCAACTCGACTAAACTTGCTAAAGCTGGATTTGCTGAAGCTGGACAATCACTGGATTTGTTAACTACTATAATGAATGCGTATGAGATGGAAGCAAGTGAAGTAACAAAAGTAAGTGACGTTTTAATAAACACTCAAAATCTAGGTAAAGTAACAGTAGGAGAGTTATCTGCTAGCATGGGAAAAGTTATACCGACCGCAAAAGCCTTCGGAGTTAACTTAGAACAGGTTGCAGCTGGATATGCAATAATGACTGCTAAGGGAATAAAATCTGCAGAAACAACCACTTATATGGCATCTATGTTCAATGAGTTAGGAAAATCTGGAACAAAAGCAAGCGATGTTGTAAAGGAAGTTGGCGGTAAAAGTTTTCAAGAGTTGATTGCTAGTGGTAAATCTGTTGGTGATGTACTTGCAATGATGGATCAATATGCTAAGAAAAATAGTTTAAGTTTAGCGGACTTATTCGGGAGTGCAGAAGCAGGTAAGGCGGCATTGCTTTTAGCGAATAATGCAGGACAAGATTTTAATAGCATGTTAGAAAGTATGAATAATACTGCTGGTGCAACAGATGAAGCTTTTGCTAAAGTATCAAATACTACAGGAGAAAAATTTAGAAGATCACTTAATCAGCTTAAAAATGCTGGTATACAACTTGGTGATGCACTAGCACCTGTAGTTAGTAAGATAGCTGAGTCATTCGCCAAACTAACTGAGAAATTAAATAGTTTAAGTCCAGCGCAAATGGAGGCTGTAGCGAAAATAGGTTTACTGATAGCGGCTATAGGCCCACTATTAATAATAGGTGGTAAAATAGCTGCCGGAATAGGAAGTTTACTTACTCTGTTCGGGACCATCTCAGGAGCCATAGCAGTAGTGACAACAGGAGTAGCAGCAGCAACACCAGCCATTGGGGCATTAGCAGCAGTTTTTACATTTCTAACTGGACCTGCTGGAATAGCAATAGCTGCAATAGCTGCAGTAGCTGCTGCTGGTGTTGCGCTATACAAACATTTATCAAAGGCTAGTATAGAAGCACAAGAGTTTGGAGATGAAGTTTCAGAAAGCACTCAAAAAGCTATGGGTGCCTATGAAGAACTAGACAATAATGTTGGCCAATCACTTATGAACATGAAAATTAAGCATGAAAAAGTTTCTAAAGAAGCAGCTGATTCAATTACTGCTAATTTTAGTGAAATGTCTAATCAGATAACTTCTAAGATGAATGAGGGGTTCAATGCAGACTATGAAACTATGAGTAATTTTATGGCAAAATCCGGAGCATTAAGAGATGCTGATAGTCAAGATATTCTAAATAGGATGCAAGAACAACATAATTTCGAAGTGGGAATAGTTGAACAGGGTAATGCTAGAATAAGCGAAATAATGAGAAGTGCTGCAGATCAGAATAGAGAGCTTACTACACAAGAGATGCACGAAATAAATACAATAAAAGACAATATGATGACTGAAGCAATAAATACTATGTCGCAAGGCGAGGTTGAACAAAGGAGTTTGCTAGAAAGACAAAAGCAAAATGCATCTATAATAAGCGCAGAGCAAGCCGCAGAAGTCGTAAAAAATAGTGCTAATCAAAGAGATCAAGTTATCGCCGCTGCGGAAGAAGAGTATGATAAAACAGTTCAATCAATTATTCGACAAAGGGATGAAAAAGGAACTATTTCAGCTGATGAAGCTCAGAGATTAATTTCCGCAGCGGAACATCAAAAAGAAGAATCTGTAAATAGTGCGCAAGGGATGCATCAAGAAATCGTAATGGAAGCGCAAAAACAAGCAGAAGAACACATTAATAATGTAGATTGGGAAACAGGAGAAATTAAAACAAAGTGGCAAATAATGAAGGAGGATGTAAGTGCAAAAGCCGAAGAAATAAAGACAAATGTATCCGAAACTTGGAATAGTATTAAAGAAACTGCATCCGAAACTTGGAACAACATGAAAGAAACTACATCTACTGCTTGGGGAGAAATTCAAGGTAAAATCGAAGAGCATGGTGGCGGTATTCAAGGTGCTATTGGAATGACGATGGATTATGCAAAGGTAGGATGGGAACAATGCTTTAATTATATGGATGAAGTAACAGGCGGTACAATGAGCGCTATAAAATCAAAAGTAGAAGAACACGGTGGTGGTATAAAAGGTATTATAGGAGCAACAACAGAGTATGCCCAAACCGGTTGGGAACAGGCCTTTAATGCTATGGATAATGTAACAGGAGGGAAATTATCTTCAATGTCTGATGCAGTTAGCAGAGGGCTGGGAAGTGTTAAAGATTTCTTTTCAAATCTAGATTTACCCGAGATTAAAATTCCGCACATCAAAATGCCACACTTTAGCGCTAGTGGAGAGTTTAGTTTAAAGCCTTTAAGAGTTCCCGATATAAGCGTAGATTGGTATCATGCTGGAGGAATATTTACACGTCCGACTGTACTCGGTGGAATAGGTGTAGGAGATTCATACAAGGGTAGTGGAAGCAACGCTGAAGCAGTATTACCTTTAGATGCCCTATGGCAACAACTAGATAAAAATTTTGAAAGACTAGAACAGAAATTAAATAGTGATGAAGGTAGTACCTTTATAGTTCCGATTTATATGGATAGTAATAAGATCTCGGAGTACACATATAGAAAAGTTGATGGTAATTTTGCTTTAGCTGGGAAGAGGGTGAGATAATGCTTATAAACACTATAGATATTAGTAACTTTGGTGCTAAACAGTTAAAAGTTGATATACAGACATCTCAGTTAGATAATGAAAGTGAGTGGCTTAATAAAACATTATCTCCTATCTTTTTAGAAAACAAGATTAAATTTAAAGATATAAAAGTGGAACTTATATTTAAAGGTGATTCTAGAGATATAATTTTAAAAAATATAAGTAATTTAATGAGTAAATTAACTAAAGAAGTAGACTTAAAGTTAGATGGATATTCTAACAGATACAAATGTATTTTAACTGGAAATGAAACTGTAAAAACCACCTCCAAGAAAGCTTATAAAAAGAACTTAGAATTTGTTGGTTATGAATATTCTGATGAATTAACCGAAACCATGAATCGAATTACTACAAAGACTATAAATGTATTAGGCAATACTAAAACTCCATGTATAGTAGAAATAACACCTTCAGTATCTATTATAGATATAGTCATCACTGGAGTAAGTGATGGACCTATGACTATTAGGAATTTAACAGGTGGTAAAAAGGTAGTTATAGATGGAGAAGAAGGAATAGTAACAGTAGATGGAGCTAACAAGTTTGATGACACCGATATGTGGGAGTTTCCAAGGTTAAAGGCAGGGAGCAACACAATAACTGTCACCAGAAATAATGTAGATATTCTGATAAAATATAAACCTCGGTTTATATAAGAAAGTAAGAAAGGATGATATAAATGTTAAATATAAGCGAAAATATAACTATTAATGGAAATGTAACAATAGAAAATAAGCAAATACTTAATATGATTGGAAGTATCGGAGGAGATTACCCTAGCATATCTATAAGTATTTTGGATAAAGAAAGTTATAAAGCTAATTTTGATACTTGCAAGCAAGGTGTTAATGAATTTATAGAGAAGGCATTAACCAAGCAATATGAACTACAAGGAGGGACTATTAATGAAGCTTAGTAATGAAAAGTTGGTAAATAGCATTAGTGTACTATCTAAATTAACTAACATGGAACTTAATATAAAAGTTAGTTATGCAGTAGCTAAGAATATAAATAAAATAGAAAAAGAGCTTGAAGTTTATAATGCTGAAAAGGCTAAGCTTATGGATAAATATTGCGAAAAAGATGAAGATGGAAAATTAAATACTGATGAAAATGGAACAGTTAATATTTTAGATACAGAAAATTGGAATAGAGATATTAAAGAATTGCTATCTCTTGAAAATGAAATTGACATACACAAGATAAATGAAGAAGATCTATTTAAATGTGAATGTTCTATTACACCAGGAGAGTTAATGTTAGTAGACTATTTATTTCAATAAGATATAACCTAGAAAATAAAGGAAGGAGGTTATGGATTGTTACAACTATATGATTTAGAGAAAAATAAAATAAAAGGATTAAAACTGTATAAAGATTATTGTATAGAAAGTGTTCTTGCTACTGGAGATAGGACACTTTCTTTTTTATATCCATCTAGACTATCTAAGGACATTAAAGAAGAATGCTATATAAGAACTAAAAAAGATGAGTTTGTAGTAAAAGAAATATCTACAAATGGGGAATGGAACTCTATAAAAGCTAGGCTAAATGTAGACGAACTAGAAGGCAAGCCTTGGGAGCACTTTGACACTACAGAACAAACTATAGAGCAGTGTCTTAATCTTGCTTTGGCAGGTACAGGGTGGACAGTACAAGTTAATAACGTTACAAAGAAAAGAACTATAAGAAAGACTAATTGTAGTAGTTGGGATATTATCCAACAGGCTAAAAAAACTTATCTTGTAGAAATGCAATTTGATACTATAAACAAGAAAATTAATATAGCAGAAAAGCTTGGTAGTGATAAGGGAGCCTATTTTATGGACTCCCTTAATTTGCGTGATTTAGACATACAAAGTAACTCCTATGACTTCTATACCAGGATTGTGGCCATAGGGAAAGATGATCTAAAAGTTACAGTAGAAAACTTTCAGTACTCTACCAAGAAAAAAACTCTAATTTGGAAAGATGAAAGGTATACAGACCTATCCAGTCTTACAGAAGATGCTACATTAAAGCTAAAAGAAATATCTAAACCTTATAGGAGTTATAAAGCTGATGTTATAGACCTGGCTAATACAAGTAATAAGTACAGTATTTTAGCTTATAGCTTAGGAGATACAATAACATTAATATCTAAATATAAAGGGATTAAAGAAAAGCAACGTATTGTTAAAATGACAGAGTATCCAGAAGAGCCGAATAGGAATAGTTGTGAGATAGCTAACTCTCTATTAAGTTTTGCGGATGTGCAGAAGGAATATCAAGACACTACAGAAACAGTTAATAATATTACTGAGGACAATGGGACTATATCTCAAGATGCTATAAAAGTAGCTGTTAAAAATCTTACAGTAGATAAATTGGATGTAGGCAGTCTTAACGCTGTGGAGATACGAGTAGGAAATCTTGAAGCTACAAAAGCTAATATAACAGAACTTAAAGCAGTTAATGCCGATATAGCTAATTTACATGCTAATAAAGCAGAGATAGGAGATTTGACTGTAGCAGTAGGTAGAGTGGATATCCTAGAAAGTAATGTAGGAGACATAAAAACCCTTGTAAATGGGAACCTTACCTCTAATAATATTCAATCTCTAAACCTTACTAGTGACAAAGTGACAGTAGCCAATGGCTTCATCAAAAATGCAATGATAGATAGTTTAGACGTTAATAAAATTAGTGCCGGAGATATATCTGTAAACAAATTCCGTATAAAATCTGATAGCGGAAATCTTCTAATATCTGATAACACAATACAGATAAAAGATAGTGTTAGAACTAGGGTGCAAATAGGGAAAGATGCATCAAATGATTATAATATGTATGTTTGGGACTCTACAGGTAAATTAATGTTTGATGCAACTGGCTTAAAGGCAAATGGTATAAAAGATAAAATAATTCGTGATGATATGGTATCTGACACTGCTAATATAAGTGGTAATAAACTTAATATCTCTAGTGTAGTTACAAGTATCAATAATGGTACTACAACTCTTAATTCATCTAAGATACTTCTAGATGGTACTGCACAGACTCTTAATGTAGCTTTTAATACTCTTAGCACTAAAGTAGATAGTGCTCCTCCTAGCATAACTACAGATAACTCTGTGACTAAGTTAGATGGTGCTATAGATGGAATGCTTAAGCTTAATAGTATTAAGGGGAGAACATTACAAAATTTATATAAAGCTACTTCTGTAGTAGGAGGAAGTTTAGCGGATGGCTATTACTATATAAAAAATACAACTTCAAATTTAATAACTGGTAAAACTGTTACTTTCATAAATTTAAATGATAAAATTATTAACTATCAAGTTAGAGAAAATGACGTTGTAGTAGCAAATTATACCTTAAATCCAAATAGTAAAATAATTAAAACATTAAAAACAACAGAAGTATTATATGCTATAACTTATTCCGTTTCCAATGGATGGAATGATACAAATAAAACTACAATGATAGGAATGGTCTTAGAAGGTGATTGGACTAATAAAGAAATATCTCAATATTTTGAAGGCATAAGAAGCGTAGGAGAAAATGGTGAGAATTTAGAAGTTGTAAGTTGTGGGAAGAATTTGTTTGATGGAAAAAAAGCTGAAAGTTTTAATCCAACATTAATAAAGTTTAATGAAAATATATTAACATTGGATACTATTTGGGGCGCAAAATATAATAATTTTCTAAGACTTAAACATAATACTTCTTATAAGGTAAGTGGAATAATTAAAATAGTTAAAAAAGCTACGGGTACTATACTTGATAAAAGTACAAGAATGTATTTAGGTAAGAAAAATGTAAACAACTCATATACTTATTTTCCGCTTTATAATATAGCTAATGCGTCAGATTTAAATGTAGGGGATACTATTCCATTCAATCAAACAATAATAACCCCTCATGATATACAGTTATATGATAGTATATTGTTTTATTCTTTGCATGGTACACCTGCTGGTATAGTCCAAGTTATTGATTTACAAATAGAAGAAGGTACAACCGCAACACCCTACGAACAATACAAAGAACACAGACAATCTATAACACTGACAGAGCCATTGAGAGGGTTACCAAATGGAGTAAGAGATACTATAGATTTTGAGAGTGGTGTAGTGGTTAGAAATGTAGGTAGTGTTATATTAAATGGTAGTGGAAACATAAGTTCAATAAGTGCCATGGAGAAAACTATTAAATTTGCGATAGAAAATGTTGTAACAAACATTAAATATGCGAATGTATATAATTTAATATGTGACAAATTTACTTCGGGTATAAACATTATAACTATTGACACCGAGGGTATAAGAACAGCATCAACATCTCCTGCATTTTATATTAGTATAGAAAAATCTAAACTTACAACACCTGATATAGCAGGATTTAAAGCATGGCTACAAGCTAATCCAATCACAGTTTATTATCAATTAGAAATTCCAATAGAAGAACCTATAAAAGTGGAGCAATATATGAAGCAATTTGCAGAAGGCTACTTTATGATGGATGGAAGCTTAATAATTCCAGAAGTTGATTTTGATTATTCAACAAGTTTAGCAAGTGCAACCTCCATGATGAAAGAAGTTACAGAAGCAAACACAACTTATCTTAATGTTCAGCAAGGCAAAATAGATACTCTTATATCTAATACTACAATAGTTAAAGATGGACAGACTATACAGCTTAAAGATTCGTATAATTCTACTGTAGCTACAGTAGATAGCCTTAACAGCACTATAGGTAAACATACAAGCACTATAGATGCCTTAGGGGGACAGATAACTAGTGTAGATACAAAAGCCAATACAATTCAGAGGGATTTGGACGGAGTTAAAACAAGTGTATCTGCTGCAACAACTACTGCTAATAGTGCGCTATCTAAAGCTACAGAAGCAAAGCAGAGTGTAGATGGATTTGCACAAAGAGTAAGCAATGTAGAAACTAACTATGCTACTACTAATGCTATGAACTCCGCTATAAGTCAAAGTGCTTCTGGAGTAAAAACTGAGGTAAGTAACACATTTATAAGTAAAGCAGATGCTACGTTGACTTATGCTACAAAGAGTAGTTTAACTCTAGCTGAGAACAGTATTGTAGCAAAGTTTACATCTTCCGGTGGATATAATCTTCTAAAAAATAGTGCTTTTGCTAATACGGATACCGCTAATTGGGGAATGTACAAATTCTCTAAATATACTGGAAATCCTAGCTACTTTACACCCAAACCAGGGAGCATAGCTTTAGGTTTAATAGCTAGTACGTATGGATACTTTTATCAAAGTCTTGATAATCAACTTGCTAGAAATACGGTATATACATTTTCAGCAAAAACGTGGTGGGAGCAAAAAATTTCAGGTGTGAGTATGAGAATAGAATATTTTAATGGTTCAGCATACGTAGGTGAAACTGTTGTTAATCTAATAAATAGCGGAGAACGGAAGTCTTATACATTCACAACCAAAAATATAGACTTTACTAAGACTGAATTTAGGATATATTCATCAAATGCTACTAGTGCTAGTGATAATATAGTTACAGTTATTGACAAATTGTGTTTATGTGAAGGTGATGTTGCAGTATGGAGTCCACATCCTTCTGAGTTAATAGATGGTTCTACACGAATAGATGGCAGCGGTGTTGAAATTAGTAATGGGGCCTTGAAGGTTACAAATACCAATAGCCAGGTGGTTATAGATGGTAAATATAACATGCACAAGATCGTGTCAAGCGGAGTGATAAATATAACAATGGAAGCTGGACAATATCAGAAAACTGCTACTGTTACTCATAATTTAGGTTATATCCCAGCGAATTTATGTTTTATACAGTCAGACAATGGCTTTGTCTGGAATTTCCCATTTATGACGTATATAAATTTCAGTGCTGTCAATGGGTTAACAATTAACGAGTTAGGAAGAGCTTGGGCCAATAGTACATTACTAGAGTTTGTATTTATAAGACCACAGGACCTTACCCCAGCAAAAACATACAAAGTTAGATATTATATATATAAGGAGGTGGCCATTTAATGGTTATTTATTATAAATTAGACACAAAAGAAATGGTAAGAACAGAAGAAAACACAATGGAGCCAATTTTACCCTTTAATATGACATTCGATGAGAAGAAAAACTTCTATAAGGAAAATAACGAGGGTTTCATATCAATACCTCAAGAATTGGGGATTTATGTATTTGATTATGATTTAATTTTTGATGAAAAAGGAAACTTTGTCGAATTAAGACCAAAAGCATTAGAGAAAATCTAGTGTCTTTTATTTTGTAAAAAGGAAGGTGTAAAATGGAAAATGAAGTAGTTAAGATAGTTGCTAGTCAGGGAGTGTTTGCAGTATTTTTTGCATACCTCCTTTTTTATGTACTAAAAGAAAATAGCAAGAGAGAAGGAAAATACCAGGAGATAATCTCAGAGCTAACACAAAGATTCAATATCTTAGATGATGTGAAAAAAAGTGTAGATAAGATAGAAGAAAAATTAGAAAGGTAGTGTTTTTATGTTAAATAATCTATTGCAAATTAAAAAAATTATAGCATTACTATTAACTATAGTATTTGCGGTATTAAGCCTAAGAGGGCTTATAAGTTCATCAGAATTTTTAACTATATTTAGTATGGTAATTGCTTTTTATTTTGGACAGAGTTCAGCTAGACAGGCTATTAAAGAAAATAAGGTAGATGTAGAGTAGGAGCAATCTTACTCTTTTATTTTTTAAAATTTAAGGAGGAATAATTTATGAAAATTGGTTTAAGATACGGTCACTCAATAAACTGCAAAGGTGCTTCAAAGATAATCGATGAAGTTAACTCATGCAAAGAATTATATTACTTAGTTAAAGATTTATTACAGTCTAAAGGACATACAATTATAGATTGCAATAGTAATGCAAGTACTGAAAGTGGCGAATTAAACGAAGGTACCAATAAAGCAGATAACAATAATGTAGACATATATATAACTCTTCACATGAATGCTTATAATGGTGTTGCTAAAGGAGTAGAGTGTTGGACTTATAATAGCGATAACTCTCTTGCTATTGGAATTGGAAATAAGATATGTAAAAATATTTCCTCATTAGGAACTCAAAATAGAGGAATGAAATACGATACAGGTAAACATGATTTAAATTCTTGTAGAATGCAATCTATTATAGTAGAATCTCTATTCTGTGACAACCAAGATGATGTAAATATATTTAGAGATAAAAAAGAGCAAATTGCTAGAGCTATCGCAAATGCTATAGATAGTAATATTAATCTAAATAATTCTACAGAAATAGATGAGATGAGCTATGAGGGAAAACAAGAAGTAGATAATAAAATTACTGTATATTCACATAGTACAGATCCTAATGTTCTATATAAATACTACTATGAGTTGAATGGAAAATGGACAACTGTTACAGACTGGCAAGAGCTTAATAGATGTAGTTTTATGCCTAGACAGAAAGGTGCTTACAAGGTTGTATGCCATGTAAAATTTAAAAATAATAAGACCGAAACAGAAGATGCATACAATTTTGTTACTATAAATATTAAAGATAAGCCTAGTATTTACAATATGAAAGTAAATGGTGCATACTATGGAGAAACTTATTACGAAGATATTGCTGCAGCAGTAGAAAAAGAAATGACAAATGGAGTAAAAGAAATAACACTTATAAAGAAATAGATTATAGGGTAGTGAGGTAAAACTTGCTACCCTCTTTTTTTATGCCTATTTTGTCGAAAACTTCTTTAAATAAATTTATAAAACCTCTTTACAATAGTCGGTAACGAATATATAATTAAGGTATAGCAAGTAGTCGATAACGACTATAAAATAAATGGAGGTAAGTTGAATGAGCAATAAAGAATTATTTGTGAAAGCACATGAAATGTCAAAGGAGATTAAAAAAGAATATACAGAAGTAGACTACAAGCTACAATTTTCTTTATGTTTAGCTTACCTTCGAAATGGCGAAGGAGAGGAAGAAATGATAGAATTACAAGGAACTGAAAAACAAATAGCTTGGGCAGAAGATATCAGAAAGAATTATCTTGGCACATTAGAAAGAATTATCGAAGGGGTAAAAAAAGAGAATGTAGAAAATATTAAACTAGTGTGGGATGAGTATAAAAAAGAGATATCTTCTAAGATAAATGATAAAACTACACCAGAAGTTGCTAGAGTAGCTTTAGAAATACTAATAGAAATTAAAAGTAAAATAGAAAATACAGATAGTGCTAAAAAGTTTATTGAAGTGTATAGTAGCCACAGATATTTTGCACCACATGAAATAAACACAATAAACATTTTAGGAGAATTTAGATAGGAGGATAGATATTAATGGAAAATAAAGAGATAATAAAAGAATTAGTTAAGTTACAGATATTATCCATGCGTTGGGTAGAAAGAAATACTACTTTAATATGTGCTACAAACAGAGATATGGATAGGATCTTAACTAACAATAAATTAACTTGTACTTATTCAGAAGGAGTACAAAACTTAAAAAATAACATAATTAAATTTTGTAGAGAAAGTAATTATCTAGTAGAGGGAATTGCTAAGCTACAAGAGAATATAGAAACTAGCACCATTAAGGATCTTAGATTTGGGGTGGAGCCACAGAAAAAATTTAGCTCGAAGGAAAAGGAGTTAGATAATTATAAATTGCAAAGAGCCTTTTTCATGACTAATGAAATGGTTGGAATCAAATATATAGTCGAGAAGTTCGGATTAACTGAAAGTGCAGTGAAACAGGCTTGCCAACAAGAAAGATTAATGAATACTAAGAAATTTCATGGCAGATGGATGGTGCATATCCCAGAAGTGGTAGCTTATTGGGATATAGAAGATGCAGAATATACAAACTTAGAATATTAAAAAAATAATTATATCATGGTTAAGAAATAAACACTCACCGAAACGGGAGTTAATTAAAAGGAGATTTAAGAAATGAAAGCTACAGCAACAAATTATTATGTAAGAGAAATTTATGGAAGTGCATCACATTTAATAGATGCTAGAGAAGAGATACAAAGAGCGGAATATGATGGTCTTAATAGAAAATTTGTAGAAGTTGATTTAAGCGAATTTTTAGAAGAAGTTGCAGCAGATACAAAGGTTTGTTGTATTCGAACTAAAAGCAATAAATATGTAGAAATAGATAAAAGCAACATAGATAAATTTAATTTATAAAAATAATTAATGAAGAAAACATAAAAGAGAGAGGTAATCAAAAATGAAAAAAGTTGAATTATTAAATCTTAGAGAATTATTAAATAAGCTAACAAAAGAGGAAAACTTTAATAAAAACGATTTTGTCTATAGCGAAACTGATAATGTAGCTACCAATATGGATGCTATTGATTCAATTATGTTCGAGGTTAATAATCTTATTGCAGTTGTAGAGTCCAAAGAAGAAAAAGAAGAAATACATGAATATAATGTAACTCTAGGTTCTTGGAATGAACATTCTTCAGATATGTCTCAGGACACATATAAAGAATGGAAAACAATTGTTAAATGTACAGAAGAAGAGATTCAAGCAGAAGAGATTTTAGTGGATGGGCATCCTTATGATATATTAGATTATGCTATAGTTAATGTACATTAGAAATAATAAACAAGAGAGTTTAAGACTATAATTGCATATAAATAACTAAGGCTAGTAGGGAGCAAGATCCTTACTAGCCTTTTTATTTTGTATGGAAAGGTGTACTTTTATAGATTGGATAATATATGTTAAATCACTATATAAGCTTTATTCGTAAACCTATGAAAAATATTCTGAATATATTCGTAAAATTTAATATACTTTTACGAATAGAAATGGTATAATAAAATTAGGAAAGAGGTGATCTAATCTTGAAAAAGATTTACGGCTATGCCAGGGTAAGTACAAAAGAGCAAAATTTAGATAGACAGATAGAAGCGTTAAAGGAATATGGCATAAATGAAAGAGATATCTTAAAAGATAAGCAAAGCGGCAAAGATTTTAAAAGAGAAGGATATACAACTTTAAAAGAGCAGCTGCTAAGACCAGGCGACACACTTGTTATAAAAGAATTGGATAGGCTAGGAAGAAATATGGATATGATTAAAGAAGAGTGGACCACTTTAATTAAAAAGGGAATAGATATCGTTGTTTTAGATACTCCAATTTTAAACACTACCAATAAAGGTGATCTAGAAAAATCATTAATAAGCAATATAGTTTTTGAATTATTATCATACTTGGCTGAAAAAGAGAGAATTAAAATTAAGAAACGACAAGCAGAAGGTATTAAGGCAGCACAGGCTAAAGGAAAACATCTAGGTAGACCTAAAATGGAATATCCTCTATTGTGGGAAATGTATTATGTGCAGTGGAAAAGTGGAAGTATAACGGCTAAAGAGTGCATGGAGCAACTAGAATTAAAAAGAACTACATTTTATAAATTGGCAAAAGAGTATGAGAAAGAAATTAAATTATAGATGGAGGGCAAATAATGAAAGTAGGCATAAGAAAACCAAGCATTAAAAAGTCTATTAAAGCCAGGACAACAGGAAAAGCAAAGAGGGCCATTAAAAGCTCAATTAATCCTTTATACGGCAAGAAAGGTATTGGATGGGTAAACCCTAAAAAGGCAGCATATAACAAGGTGTATAATAAGACTAGTTTTAGTTTGTTAGATTTAATAAAGAAATTATTTTAAATATATAATGAAGTAAGAAAGGATGATTAATTATGAATTGGGAAGTTGTTGTAATTAGAAAACTATTTTTCTTAGAAATTGTTGAGGGATTTAATGATGTGTACGATGATTTAGAATACTTTTTAATTACGAATAATGAAATTGTTGAGGATAAAAAATCATTTTCAAAATGGGTTGAAGAATCTAAGTGTGTTGAAACATTAAAAAAGTGGTTGGAAGAAAAAGCACTCGAGCATTTCTATGATGAAGTTTACAAGCCTACAGGGCGAGAAGAGCGCATAAAGAAATTAATAATAAAAGATATAACTGATAAAGATACAGCTTATTATCTTGAACATGAGTATGAATGTTGGAAAGACTTTCTATCTAATGGTTGCGAATTAGATGTAGATAGTGAAGAGTATGATCTATATCAAGATGTATTATATAAAGATTTTAGTGATGAAGAAATAGAAAAATTATGGAGAAATAGTCATTAATAAAGGGGATATGTAAAATGGAAAAAAGTTTATTAGGAAGATTCAAAGAGATTTATGAGAATGGAACCGACTATCACGTTTGTTGGTCTAATTTAGACAAAGGTAGTAATCTTACTGTTGGTATAGCAGATAAGGAAAATATAGAAAGGTTTTGGCTGCACGTAAAAGAGGATGAGAATGGTCAAATCGAATGGTATTAGGCTAGATTAATCTAGCCTTCTTTTATTTAACTAGCAATGGTATTATCATTACCATAATTATAAATGCAAATATACCAAGCACAGATCCTAGCGTTAATACTGCTTTTGTTATAGATTTTATTATTTCCATGTACTCACCTCATTTGGAAATATTGACAAAGCATTAGCTTAATATACAATAAAGATAGAATACATATTCAAGGAGGTTACTATGATAATTGAAAATAATACTAAAACTATAAGCCAAGACGCAAATGAAGACATGCAAAATTATATACGTAAAGAGCTAGCTGAAATAGAAGGTTTAGATGAATTTATTCAGCATTGGGTTGGTGAAGGAAAAGATATTTCACAAATAAAATGGGACATAGATGAAAGAGATTTGAGGAAAAAAAGTTTAGAAGTGTATTGTAGGAAGAATGGAAAAGATATCAAAGATTATTATAAAAATGAATAATGGATTAAAGAGTATAAATTTACTTTGAAAATGATAGCAAGATTAATATTAGTCTTGCTCTTTTTTTATTTACTTAATATAGAGGGTTTTAATACTTTAAAGAGAATTAATAAATTTAAATGTAATTACATATTTTCCCACAAGAATAAGAAATTCAAAGATGTAATTACACCTATAAATAATATTAGAAATTATATCTTGTTTTCAATATTTAGGTATTCATTGGGTATATATTAGGTATGTATTATGAGTATTCAAAGACTATATCCTTAAGATATACCTAAATTTTATAAATATTTCGGTATATTTTCAACAATACCCCTTTACACTTAGGTATAATTAAGGTATAATTTAGGTATAGTAATTAATAAGGAGAGAGATTTAATATGAAAAAAATTATTTTAAGTGCAGACATTGGGAAATATGAAACAGAATTAGTAGGAAGAGATGTAGAATTAACTGCAGATGATAGGAAAATAGTTAGATTTAGGACTAAAATGTATGATCTAGCAGAAGGATACATTGACGTTGAAGGTAATAGCCACCTAGTTGAAATGGATAACAAAAGTTATATAGTAGGAGAACAGGGCCAGGATAAGTCAGAGGATACCTCTAAAACTCAATTCCTTCATAAGCTAGCTTGCTATACTGCAATAACTCAATTCATAGAGCCAGGGACAAAGGACAACGAGATATACATGGTATTGGCTTGCCCTATTAGCGTATTGCTTATACAAGATGCTAAAGAGGAGTATAAGGAATTTATCAAAGGTAAAGGCCCTATAAAAATAATCGTAGATCATAAAGAATATGAATTTGAAATTAAAGACATAATGATTAAGGCGGAAGGCAGCGGCATAGTTTATTTAGAGCCTAATTTATTTGTAGAACAGTCAACGGGAATAGTTGATTTAGGTGGATTGAATATGGGATGGAGCTTATACACTAATAAGGTATGTAAGAAGGATGATAGGTTTATTGAGGAATGTGGGACTGATAGGTTATTAGATATAGTTAGAGAGCAGCTAGCCATTTATAAAAAAGGTAATCTAGTAAATAAAGAAATAGCAGAAAAAGCTCTTTATGAAGGTGGTTTAAAGAAATCTGGTAAAATTGATACTGAAAGCGTAGCCTACATTGAAAAAGCTAAAGACCTTTATTTTAAGGAAGTATTAAATCATATAAAAGCTCATAAGTTCAATATAGATGAATTAGATAGAGTTGTGTTTGTTGGAGGAACTTCTCAGCATATAAAAGAGAATATAACAAACCAAATAAGTCATGCTTATATACCTGCGAACTCTCAATTAAGCACCGTAGAGGGACTATATAAAGTTGCATTTAAGAAATACAGTAAATAAGGTAAGGTGATAAAATGCCAAGCGTAAAACAAGGCGGAGGATATACACTAACATTCGCTAAGAAAAATGAAGATGTAAAAGAATTGTTATTTGAGAAGAAAAACAAAGGAGTCATAATAACAGACTATATCTGTGAAGCGATCAGATTCTTCGAAGCGAATAAAGATAAAGTAGAGGTTAATCAATTAGGTTCTATCAATATAGAGGATCTAGTTAAAAAAGAAATAGCAAAAGCATTAGCTAACACTTCTGCTACTGACACCAAAGAAAAAGAAATATCTGAGGAAAGTGTAGATCTTGAAGATAATCTTGAAGATTTACAAGATACAGACATTGATGAAGATTAAAAATAAAAAGAGCACTTATATTTAAGTGCTCTTTTCTCTAACCTATACAGTAAAATTTTGTTTACAAATGTCAGAAACGGGGTTACAATTAAATTAAATTCAAAAAATAAATTAGAAAAATGCATAAAAAAATAAGAGTGTAAGTCAGGAAAACTTTCATCACTCTTATTGACGCAATAACCGAGGTTATTATTTTTACTTTTTAAAGTATATGTATATATTAATATATATATGCATGTTTGTAAAGAGTAATTTTATACCTTTTAGTTATTGTACGATTTTATGCAATAATTAGGAGGTTTTTTTAATGGGAAATAATTTACAACAATTTGCTTATCTGCTAGATAACGATAACTACATGGTAGAAAATAAAATCTTTGTAGATCTAATGTGGCATATAGCTAAAGAAAAGATGACAAGTACAGATTCTAAAGGCAGAACTTTCATTACTGCTAAAAGCTATGTAATAAGAAATGCTGGAGTAATGTTCCAACAAATCTTTTATTGGCATTTTAACGCAATCAAACAAGGTAAAGCAACCAAATACCAATACAAGGGTGAAAATACGGTTAAAATGGATTTTGAGGACTGGTGGAATGCATGTAGGCTTACAGATAAAGAAGTATCTACTGCCAATAAATTTTTAATAGATGCTGGACTTATAAAAATAGAAAGAATAAGAATAAAACAAAAAAATGTAAAAGTATATAAGTTATCAAATTGCTATATTATAAATACAGATGTATTAGAAAAGTACTTAGAAGATATAGTAACTATAAACAAAGATATATATGATGATAAAGTTTTAAAAGTTAGAGAAAAAAATACTAGAACATCAGATAAAAGCAAATGTTTATCAACAGAAGATTGCGTACCCCCTGTTACAGAGGGTACGTGTGAAATCAATGGGTTAGATGGTGTGAAAAGTAATTCATCCACAGAATCCACAATATCCACAGAGCAAAACCAAGAAAATTTAGCAGAAACAAACCTCAAACCCACCGTAACGGGGTGTCCTAAAGAACCCACTGTAACAGGGTGTCCTAAAGAACCCACCGTAACGGGGTGTGCTAATAAATCTAATACTTCTTTTGCTAATACTTCCTATACAGATAGATCAGAGGAGGACACTTCACCTCTATCCTATTCTACTCTGTTAGAAAATTTAAAATCTAAAATGACAGATACAAGTTTTAAGACTTGGATTGAAAATGGAATAAAAGAATTTAATATTTCAAATGATAAAATTTTAATAACTGCAGCTAATGGTTTTACAAAAGATATTTTAGAAAGCAGATATTTAGACATGATAAATGAGAGCATATGTGAAATAACAAGATGTAATTACACTATAGAATTTGAATCTTAGAATAAGAAAACCAGGCCAGAGCAGCCTCGAAACTGTAACTCTAGTCTGGCAAGGAGAATACTTTACGTATTCACTTTCATAATACCATAAAAAGCCAGTGTAGTAAAGTATTCTCTTTTAATAAGGAGGATAATTATTATGAATTTAGAAAAAAAGGATATAAGTGGGAGCATCATAAAGAAGATAAGAAGAGATTTAAGTCTTCGCCAGAAGGATTTAAAGTGCGAAGGGTTAAGCAATATCTCTAGAATAGAGAATAGAGAAACACCAATTTCATATACAGTAGCTAAGAGATTATGTAGTAAAATAAATCAGATAATGCTAGAAAGAAATATAACACTCGATTATGATGTAACTGTTGACTTGCTAATGGGAAAGACAAGCGTATTCAGAAGAGATCTACTTGATAGGCTAGAATATTATGAAGATGAAAATATGATTTTTGAAGAGATAAACCAGGTCATTGCAAATTTAGATAGTGATCAAGCTATAGAGTTTACAATTAAAGTGTTAGATGTACTGAATAAAAATATCTATAAACACAATGAAAAAATATGTCATTACTGCTATAGGATGTTAAGTTGCAATTTAACAACATGTACCAAAATAGACATATTTAATTATTTAATAAGATCTTATTTTATTCAGGAGCAATATGCAACAATAGTTGGGATAGGTGAATCTTTTACAAATGAAGTTCACAATCATGCTACTAATAAGCAAAAAGAAAAATTCTTTGGGAATATTGCCAATACTTATTTTTGTATTAATGAATATGAAAAATGTGAAGATTGTTTAAATCTAATCAGTTCTTTCCAAGAACTAGAATCAGAACTATTTTTCCTTTCTCTAAAAGCTAAATGCAGAAGTGAATTAAATGATAAAATTGAAGCAATAAAAATATATGAGAGCATAATAGATAAAAGTATTAAGATAAGTAATTTAAACTATATTGCTAATAGCTATAGCAATATGGGGGACTTATATCTAAAAGATGATTTAGATGTTGCTAGAAAATATATTGATAAGTCAATTGAATTAACTAGTAATTGCACTATTAAGAAATTCATATTGAATTGCTATCATAATAAATTTTTGTTAAGTATAAAAGAGAAGAATATAGAGAATATAAAACATAACTTAGATTATTCAATAAGATTAGCTAAAGATATAAATGATTTAACCATAGGGAATAAGTTAGTAGTTGAAACTTTAAATTATTGCATTGATAATGGTTTGGATGATGATATAATAAAATTTATATTATTACTAAAAGATAAATATAATTATCGTATTGAGCACAGCACATTATTTGCATGTATAGGTAAGATAAACAATGAAAAATTAGCTTACAAAATAATAAAAATAGCACAAAAACAGTAAAAAGTGTTATAATGTTATAGAGGAGTTGATTTTATGAAAAAGAAAAAAGCAGGATTATTTTTAGCGTTAGCATTAGCTTTAACCATTGCATTATCTAGTGGTGCATCAAATCTTGATAATTATACTGCAAGAGATTTAGGTACATTATCACCGATATTTGGCACATCAGATCCAGGCGGATTACCACCATTATAGAGCATAAAATAAATTTAAAATACACTATTCGACAAAGAATAGTGTATTTTTTTATTGTAAGACTTGCCATATAATACTATAATATATATATATTAAGTAGTTATGGGGTGCACAAATGAACATGAATGAGTTTTTAGAAGAACTAAAAAACATGAAAGGGATAGAGGAATTGACAGAAGAAAACTACGAAAAAATTAAAGAAAATATAAAGGAATATATAAAGAGAACTCAGGTAGCCTAATCACCTGAGTTCTCTTTCATTATACGAGTCAGTTCTTCTTTCACATTATACATTATTAACGTTTGTATTTCTTTTGGTATATTTCCTGTATCTTTTATAACATTTTCTTTAACAAGTAGTTCAAGAAAATTTTTCAGCTTATCATCACTTTCTTGTAATTCCCTACCTTCCAGATAGTCTACACTAACATCAAAGAATTCAGCTATTCTAGCTACGGTTTTCTTAGTACCTTCACGGTTACCTAATTCTATCATTCGCACAGTGCTGTCACTCAGATCAAGCTTTTGAGCCAATTCTGTCTGTGTAAGTCCAGCCTTTTTACGTAATTCTCTTAAAATAGATCCTTTCATAATATCCTCCATACATATTTCATATATACTAAATTACTTCAATAGTATCACAGAAGCGTGACTTTTTAAACCCCGAACATATGTTTTTTAATGTTTTTATCATTATTTTTCAATGGTTTGCGGCGTGCTGTAAAGAAAATAAATCAGTAAATAAAAGACTTGACACAGCACAAATACGTGATTATTATTAGATTAAGGGAGGTGATTATGATAATAACTTTTAGAACTTTAAGATTAAATGCAGGACTCACATGCAAAGAAATTGCAAACAGCGTAGGTGTAAAAGAGACAACTTTAAGAAAATACGAATGTTCTGATAGAATGCCACCGAATTCAAGATTAATAAAATTAGAAGAAGCATTAAAGTGCAGTAAAGACGAATTGATGGCAGCATATACACATCATAAAGAAGAAAACTTATATAGAGCAAAATTAAAGGAGAATAGGAAATGTTAGACGATAAAGTGCGTATAACACAGCTAACTGAGTGCGTAGGCGGTGCCATAGCAGCCATATTTGACGAGAGTGAAGGTAAATACTTTTTAGCGATTGCGACAGATTTAGGGTATAACCATTATCCAATATCAAGAAATGCATATTATGAGTTGATGAAATAGAAATAGGAGGAATTAAAATGAATAAATTAGAGAACAAATTAAGCAGCAGAGAAGTAGCTGACATGATGGAAATGGAACATTCAAAATTATTAAGAAAGATTGATGGTATTAATGAAGATTTGACTAAAGCCAAAATTGGTTTCAGTAAATATTGGGGAGAAGATACTTACAAAGATAGTAGCGGAAAATCCAACAGAGAATTTAAGATCACTAAAAGAGGTTGTGAGTTCCTGGCAAATAAGACTACTGGAACTAAAGGAAATCTATTCACTGATAGATATATGGACAGGTTTGAAGAAATGAAAGGTTACATTGAGAATAAAGTACCAGTATTATCTACAGAACAGATGCTAGAACTTCAATTTAAATATGCAAAGGAAGTTAAAGAGGAGGTAAAAGAACTTAAAGAAGATTTTGAAGAATATAAAGACAACTCTCCACTATTTACTATTGAGTGTAAAGAGATCCAGGCACTTGTAAAGAAAATAGGTACTAAAGCTTTAGGAGGATATAGAAGTCCTGCTTACAATGATAAGTCCTTAAGAGGGCGAGTATATGCAGATATTCAACATCAGCTAAAGAGAGAATTCGGAGTTAACAGATATGAAGCTATAAAGAGAAGCCAACTAGAAAAGGCTACAGAGATAATTAATAATTATAAAGCACCTACTGTATTAGTGAATGAAATTGTACAGGCTAATAATCAAATATATTTAGAGGAGGTTATGTAAAAATGATGACAAACACAATTTTAGGTTTAATGACACTTTTAACATTAATGGGATATATAAGCCTAAGAAAAGAAAATAAAGCCATTCTAGGCGGAATTAGAGCTGTTAAGAAAGAAACTAGCGAAGAGGTACAAGCTGCAAAAGAAGAATTAAGAAAAGGAATAAAAGATTTAAAGCAAATAATCATATATCCAAATAACAAAGTGGTTTATATACCAATGGCTTCAATTAAAAATGCAAAGTGATACTGGAGCCTTAATAGAGTTTATAGCATCTAGTAAAGAATTATTAGATTTTGCTAGATGTTCAGCTGCAGTAACAAGATATAAAGAAAATCAATTTAATTTCACAGACTACTCTAAGAAGGTGATTAGCTTAGAAAAGAAGATGAATAGTAAAGATGATGTAGTAGCCGAAGTATTTAAAATAGCCATAGATAGGTATTTTAACGGCACCAACATTACAGAGTCGGTTGAATTGGCTATAAAGGATGTAGAGAAGAAGATAGGAGCAAATCCTAGAGAGATAGTAATAAAGGCAATAAGGGGCTGAGTATAGTGGAAGAAATTCAAGAGTCATATTATGCCATAATACCAGCAAATGTTAGATACGATAAAAACCTAAAAGCCAATGAGAAGTTACTCTATGGAGAAATAACAGCATTGGCTAATAAAAAAGGATATTGTTGGGCGAGTAATCAATATTTTGCTGAGTTATATGGAGTAAGTAAAGAAACAATAAGTCGTTGGATAAGCAAGTTAGCGAAGAGTGGCTATGTAGAAGTTGAAATTAAATACAAAGAAGGAACTAAAGAAGTAGACCAACGGAATATATGGATTGAAAAAAGGGAGGTCATGACAAAAACATCAAGGGGTCATGACAAAAACGTCAATACCCCTATTGACGAAAACGTCAAAGAGAATAATACAGTTATTAATAATACACTTAATAATAAAAAAAATAATAATAAAAAAAAGGAAAAGGTTATTGAGTATGATCTATTAATAAATGCTTATACAAATAATGAAAAACTAAAAAATACATTATATGATTTTATTAAAATGAGAAAAGCCATTAAAGCAGTTTTAACAACTAGGGCATTAGAAATAATGATAAACAATTTAAATAAATTAGCTCATACGGATAATGAGAAAATAGAAATACTAGAGCAATCTATAATAAATAGTTGGAGAGGAATATTTCCATTAAAAAAGGAGGGTAATTATGGTAACGGAGTTCGAGGGACTAAACAGGATATTGGAGAAGGTAAGTATGACTTCGTTAAAGTCAATCAACCAATCGGAAAGAGAGAAGGATGGGAAGACAATGACATGCCAATGTAATCTATGTAATGACACTGGCTTTATACCATATAGAGATAAAGATGGACATGAAATATATAAGCTTTGCAAATGTAGGGAAATGGCAAAAGTTCAGAAAATATGGGAATCCAGTGGGATAAGTATAAATGATATAGAGAAATCATTTAAAAACTTTGAACCATGGAACAATGAAGTTAGAGATATGAAGGACAAGGCCACAGATTATTATAGAATGTTTGAGAAAATTAGAGCTGATAGGTGTAACTCAATAATGTTCTGTGGTAATCCCGGATGTGGCAAAACACATTTATCATTAGCATTAGCTAATAATCTACTTAAGAAAAAGGGGATAGCAGTTGTATATATGTCCTATAGAGATATAGTTACTAGCTTAAAACAAAATATTATAGATGAAGATTATTACAAGAATACTTTAAATAAATACCAAAGGGCAGAAGTGCTGCTAATAGATGATCTTTACAAAGGGAAAATTTCTGAAAGTGACATTAATATAATGTTTGAATTAATTAACTACAGATATTTGCATAGATTACCTTTAATAATTAGCACAGAATATACATTAGGGAAAATATTACAAGTTGATGAAGCCGTAGGAAGTAGACTTTATGAAATGTCTAAAGGGTATGTGATGGAGATAAAGGGAACGCATAACAATTATAGATTAAGATAGATTGGAGGATTTTTAGAAATGAGTTGGCCAGACTTAAAAACAAAATATAATGGAGTTGAACTTTCAGAATTTCTATTAATTGAGTATGTAACATTAGGATGTTATAGCGAGTTAGAAAGAAAGTACAACATAAGTAGACACTGTATAAGTACAGCTCTTAACGCTAATATAGATTATGTTAAAAAAGAGAAGCCATACTTATATGAGCTATATAAAGATAAAACTGAATATAACAGAAAAAATGGCGCAACGCTTGCAAAGAAAGGACATAAGAAACATAAAACACATAGTATTGAGTGTGATGAACTAAAACCTTTCGACCCTAAAATATTTGAAACATTACCAGCAGAAATGGAATATAATAAAGAGTTTCTAAAGTTAATACTAAAATACAACACAGGTGATAGGACTGGGGATGACTTAGTTAAAATAGCTGCTGAACATGGCACTAGAGTTTATAACCTAATCAAGAATAAGAAAGTTTTTATATAGAAATGATGGCATTATTATAAAAAGAATTGGAATTACTAAGGTTTAGAAATATATAGGCTTTAACTTCTTAGTAAAGCAGAGGGATGTATTAACTACTAAAACTAAAATTAAAAAGAGGTGAAAGTAGTTAATCACAAATGTTATGTTAGTATTTTACCCCCTAAAATATAAAGTAATAAAGTCGCTCCCTCTGTTTTACTAAGGAGTTAAGGTTGGAAGAAGGAGTAAATAAGTTGAGAAAAAATGAAGTTTTGAGAGAAATAGATAAAACTATAAAAGTAATAGAAAATCGAGAAGGATACTCTGATGTTTATAAAGTTGGAATAATAAAAGGATTAGAATTAGCTAAAGAAGATATAAAGAATTTTAAAAGAAGATAGTTCATAGTTTGTAGATATTGTGAAATAAAATATTAAATTTGAAAGGAGATTGAATTAATCCTAGGTAATAAGAGTAGCTACTCATTCAGACGTGAATGAAAATGAAAATATTAAGTTGTGGAGCAGGAATGCAAAGTACCGCATTAGCATTAATGAGTTGTGAAAATAAGAAATATGGAGATAATAGACATCCAGAAGTTCCTATATATGATGCAATATTATTTTGTGATCTAGGAGAAGAACCTAGATGGGTATATGATCAAGTTTATTTTATACAGTGTGCATGTGAGGATGTGGGAATACCTTTTTATGTATTAGAGAGTAATCTTCATTCTCACTATGTTGAGAATTTTGGAAAAGCTAGAGTAGTAAGCATTCCTTTTTGGACTATTGATGAAAGTGGTAAGAAAGGTAAAATGATGAGAAATTGTACTTTAGATTACAAAATAAATGTAATGCAAAAGTTTATTAGATCAAATTTACTAGGTTATAAAAAGGGACAACGTACTAGGAGTGAAGACTTAAAAGCTCACGAGATGCATTTAGGTTTTTCGGTTGAAGAGAAACATAGATGTAAAGATAATCCACATAAGATGTTCGTTAATAAGTTTCCTTTATGTGACATGAGCCTAGAGAGAAAAGATAATTATGCTTATATAAAAGATGTTTGGGGTTTGGAAACTAAAGCAAGTGCATGTACATTTTGTCCTTTTCATAGAAATTATTTTTTTAAACATTTAAAAACAAATTATCAAGAAGAATATAGAAAGTTAATTGAGTTTGATGATTTATTAGAAATAGAACAACCTAATACAAAAATTAGAAGTAAATTGTATATTTCTAGAAGTAGAAAAAGAATTAAAGATCTTAACGAAGATGATTTCAATGATAAAGAAACTTTTGACTATAAAGGTGAACAAATTTGGAATGGTTTTTAGTTCACAATTCAACGCATATTGAAAAATAAGCAAATATGAGAGTGTAATTACATGTTTTCACTCTCATATGAAAATAAAAGGGAGATGTAAAATGTATGAAATTAATGTTTCATATTCTAAAAAATAATCCAAGGTTAAATATAGATAATGAGGAAATAGAGTTTAGAAACATAAGTATAAAACTACTAGAAGAGTTCAATGAGGTTATGAAAGCAATTAATAATTATAGAAAATATTCAAGTTTATCTAATTTAAAAGAAATAATTAGAGAAACTTTTGACTTAATACAAATATGCATTTTAATATTATTCAAATGCAATAGACAAGCAATGACTTTAGATAAAAGTAATTTAATCCAAGAAATTAATTTTGAACATAAAGATAAGCTGATTAACAGAGGGTGGATAATTAAAACTGGTATTGAAGTGGATGTAAAAGAATAAAAGGAGTTGAAATAATGGCTTGTAAACATGCTAAGTTTGATGAAGATAATTGGTACACATGCAACATAACAGGAGATAGTTGTATGTTTGTAGTACCTAATAAAGACGCTTGTGATAAGAGATATCCAAACAAACATAAGAAATGTGATAAGGAGGATTGTTAATGTACGATATAGAGAGAGAATTGGCTTTATATAGGCTTAGAGAAATAGAAAACGAGGATATGAAATTAAAAATAGAAGAGTTGGAAATTGGAGAACAACTTGGAGCGAGTAGCTTTGAGGAAAGAGTTCAAACTTCAATGAAATGTAAAAACAATGATTTTATTATGGAACATATAGAAACACTTAAAAAGAAAATAAGGTTAAATGAAATTGCTAATAAAAGAGTCGATAATGCTCTTAAAATATTAACTTATAAAGAAGATTTAGATGTTGTTAAAAAAGTTCTTATAGATAAAAAAAGTATTAATAGAGCAGCACAAGAATTAATAATGAATAGAAAGAGTGTTAAAAACTCGTTAGATAAAGCATTAGCAAAGCTTAAAGAGTGTAATGGGGCAATAAAAGTATCATGAAAGGGACAACAAATTACCCATAAAGGGACATAAAAGGGACAACAAATTACCCATAAAAGGGGCATAAGAAGTCCTTGAAATGGACAATTTAACAATGCTATACTGTATATAGGCAGAAGTAAGGAAGCACTTAGGGAGAAATCTCTAGGTGCTTTTTATTTTGCAAAAAATAAGTGAGGTGAGGGTGTGCAGGTTAGGGAAATTATAAAAGAAAAACAACCTAAAGAATACAGTAAGCTAAAAGACAGGCACTCTAAGTATAAAGAAAAGCTTACTGAAAGAGAGATAAATGAACTTATGAGTCATAGTTTTTACAAAAGACAAGGCGGAGCCATCAGGCAGGTGAGATAATGACTAAGAAGAAACCAGCCAAGCCTATACCAGAAAGTGAATATGATAGATTCAAGTATAGGTTAGAAGAATTAAGCAGCGAGGAACATGCTAAAAGAAATATAGTATTATTCCAGCTTGGAGTTGCTACAGGTTACAGAGCAGATGATATTGTGGATCTAACTATAGGACAGATTAGAGATGCTCTCAAAAATGAAAAATTTGTTATTCAAGAAAAGAAACAATATAAGAGTTATCTTACACATACGAAGAAGTATCCAAATTCAAAGAAGAAACCTCCAGAGCAAAGAGAAGCAGTTATAAAATCAAGACTAAGAAAGTTGCTTATAGATTACATTAAAGGGAGAAATAATTCAGAGTATGCTTTTTTATCGAATAAAGTTTCAGAAGGTAAACATATAACCGCTAAATCTTATAGTAACATTCTAAAAGAATGTGGTGAAAGTTTGTACTTACAAAATATAAGTGGTCACAGTATGAGAAAAACTTACGCTAGTAGATTATGGGAAGCAAAGAGAGATTTAGAGTATGTAAGAATAGCTTTGAATCATACAAACGTGGAAACTACTAAAAGATATTTAGGACTCGGAGATGAAGTTAAAAGCGATGCAGCTAAAATCGTTGATGATAAACTTTGATTTTTTTTAACATAGAATCGGTAAAAAAGTAAGCAAGGCATATTCTAAGAGGTATGTAAAAATAATTACTATTATATGCAGTATGAAAAAGGAATCAGTAATACTATAGCTTATGGAGGATTTAGAGAAATGTTTTACAAGCGGCTTAAAGTTAGTAATATCAAGGTGTTAGACGTTGTTTTCTAAAATCTTTTTTATTACCGATTTTTATTAGACTAAGAAATAATGGGAAATACATTAAATTATTCGGCCTTTGTTAAACTCAATAGCCGAATGTTGGAGGTGCAAATGAAATCAGTAGAAGAGATAATTAATGACAACTTAAACCTAATAGAATCAATGGTTGAGGGTGGTTCAACAGATAAAGAAATTGCAAATAAGTTAGAGGTAAGTTATTCCACTTTCAAGAAATATAAGGTAAATCATTCGGCCTTAAACACCCTAATGGCCGAATGTAAGAATAAGAAGAATGAAGAGGTAGAGCAAGCACTATTTAAATGTTGTACTGGGTACACATATGAAGAAGAAGTTATAACTAAAGTAAAAGAAGAAGTATTAGCAGAAGATAGTGCCACAGTATTAGTTCAAGAAAGAGTAAAGGTAAGTAAGGTTAAGAAGTTTAAAGGACCTGAGTTAGCAGCTCAAAAGTATTGGTTGAATAATAAGAAGAAGGCTAAGTGGCAAGAAGATCCACACAAGGTTAAGAATGATAAGAAACTTACTGAACTTAAGGAAAAGGAAGTAGAGAATAAGTGTAATGACATATAAAGATATGAATAATACAGAGCTAGTACAATGGGTTAATACATTCATACGGAATAATAATGTTCATGGGTTCTATGTATCTACACCATGGAAACATAAAAGATTAAAGATACTTAATGAATATAAGAATGAGTGTCAGATATGTAAATCAAAAGGATTATATACTAAAGCTGATACAGTTCATCATATAAAGTATTTAAGAAAGCATCCTGAATTAGCATTAACTGATAGTAATCTAATGGCGTTATGTGATGATTGTCATTATGATATACATCATAGAAATGAATATAAAATACAGTTAAATGAGGAAAGATGGTAGTACCCCCGGGTGAAAAAAACGGAAAAACTCTAGCCCTAGAAGAGAACGGGGTGCCTCTCGACAAAACAACTCTCTTACGTGCGTGAGAAAAAACCTGCGGAAAGGAGAAAAATTAATTTTATGGCAAGTGTAAAAAAAATTAAGGCATCATTAATCAAGCAACTTAAAGATAAAAACGCAGATACAGATTATTTTTTAGGATTAGTTGATGATTATATTTATTACTTTGAGGAAGAAGAGGACATGCAAAAGGATGTTAAAATGCGTGGACGTTCATATAAAGCAAAATCCTCCTCCGGATATACAACAGATAAAGAAAATCCCTCGGTAAAAAATGCAATAATGTACAATAAACAAAAACTGGCAATTCTTGATAAATTAGGATTAACAATTGATGATATATCAAATGATGATGAAGATGACGAATTGTAAAAAGTTAATACCGGAGATACAAAACTATATTGATTTAGTTAGAAGTAAAACAATAGAAGTATGTAAAGAGCAACTATTACTAGTTAAATATGTAGAAAGGTGTTTCAAAGATGAAAATTTATTTGTAGATGAAACGCAGCTTCATAAATACTTAGGGTTACAGAAATACTTTCCATTTGAATTATTAGAATGGGAAGTATTTTGTTTTACACTTCATAATTGTACTTATTCAAAGCCTGGTATTTTAAGATGGCCAGATTTATTTATATTGGTAGGAAGAGGTGCTGGTAAGAATGGATATCTAGCTTTTGAAGATTTTTGTCTTATAAGTCAATATAATAAAGTGAAAAAATATCATATTGACATATGTGCTAACTCTGAAGATCAAGCTAAAACTTCATTTAATGATGTTTATGATGTACTAGAGGAGAATAAGTCAAAGCTAGAAAAACATTTTGAGTGGAATAAAGAAGTAATAAAAAATAAAAAAACAGGTAGTGAGTTAAGGTTCAGAACATCTAATGCTAAAACAAAAGATGGAGGTAGACAAGGAAAGGTTGACTTTGATGAATACCATCAATATGAGGACTATAAAACTATTAATGTATTCTTAACTGGTCTAGGTAAAAAAGCAGACCCAAGAACAACTATTACAACTACTAATGGAGATATAAGAGAAGGCCCGTTAGATAAACTAATAGCCAGGTCAGAGCAAATACTTAATTGTGTTATAGATGATAATGGAATGATACCTTTTATTTGTAAGTTGGATAATGAAAAGGAAGTAGATAACCCTAAAATGTGGGATAAAGCTAATCCTTCATTACATCGGTTTCCGCATTTACAAATAGAAATGAAGAAGGAATATGTAAACTATAAAGATGATCCTATTAGTAACTCTGCATTTATGACTAAGAGAATGAACATACCTAAAGGTAATGTAGATAGAGAGGTTACTAGCTGGGATAATATTTTGGCTACAAACCAAGAAATACCTAATTTAGAATATGGAACATGTGTTGTAGGAATAGACTATGCAAAAACAACAGATTTTGTTGCTGCAGGATTACTATTTAAATATAAAGGTAAATTTGTATGGATTACTCATACATGGGTATGTGAAAGATGCAAAGACTTAGGCAGGATTAAAGCACCATTAAGAGAATGGGAGAAAGAAGAATTATTGACTTTTATAGATGGTCCTGAGATACCACCAGAGATAGTTGCTGATTGGCTAGCAGAAAAAGCAGAAAAATATAATCTAACTAAAATGGCTATGGATAGCTATAGATATACTTTGTTAGCTAAAGCTCTTAAATTAGTTGGCTTTG